TTTGTGCTTGAACCTGTGCAATTTGTTCTTGCATTTCAGGTGGCATTTGTTGTTCAGCTACTTGAGCTGAAAGAAATTGTAAATGTTGCATTACATGGCTAATAATTAACGATTGTAACTGTGGGTTTTCTTTAACCACTTGAGTTAAAAATAAACTTTGATGAGCCTCTACATGTGCTTCATGGTTTTGTTCAGCAAATGCTTGTGCAGGTTGACCCATTAATAAACCACTGTTTTCCAAACCTGCATCAATTGGCTTAGGTGTATTGTCAGCAGGTGGTTGCAACAATGAGTCTACATTATCAACACCTAATGCACTGTACATTCTGTAATAGGCTTCATATATTCCTGTAGGACCATGTATTTCAGGATTAGATTGAACCATTTGCAACAATTCTTGTGCCATAGTTATTCTTTGGCTTTGTGAAAATATGTTTGGATCAGAGACAGGAACTATGTCAATTCGATCATCAAAGTCACTAACTTTTATTTCTCTTGCACCTGATCCTGTGTCAAATGGGTATTCAGGTGGTAAGTAATCTGCAAAAACTTTAGCCAAAAGATTAAATTCTAATCTTTGTGCGTAATGCAATCTTTTGTGAATAGCACTCATGACTTTTGTGCCACGCTCTAATAAAGCTACTGTAGTTCCTACTGGCATGGCTTGATTCATGTCACCAACATTCATATCACCAATAGAGGCAAATCTTTTGCCTGAATCTACCAGTAAACCAAGTAATTGCATTAATACATTACTAGGTTCTTTGATTGGAAGTGGTATTAAGTTTTCTCTTAATGAGCCACCTGTGGTATCAATGTCTCTAAATTCACCGGGTTGTAATGGTTCAGCTTCATCACGAATACGCATTCCTCTTGCTTTAAATCCTGCTGGTAGATTAGCCAATGTTCCTGCATCTATTAACTGTCTTAATATTGAGGTGGTAGCTTTGGATATACCTCCAATCATGTGTGATAGTCCAAGACCATAGAAACCTAAACCGGGTAAAAACTTGTATTGAACAAAGTAATTGATTTTATTTTTACCAGTATCTTCAGGATTGTAATTTCTTCTGATTGCAAGCACTTGATTGGCTTGTTCGTCTATCGTAACTATGTATGGAAGTTTTAAACCTGTTGGCTCACCCTCTTGATCTGTGTCTTCAAAGCCTTCTAAATCAAGAATTGTGTGTATTTCATAAATGGTTCTATTTCTGTCTTCTGTGTAACTAGGAGATATTCCTTCAATTGCATCAATCTCAGTAGTTATTTCATCTCGACTTTCATAAGATTCTTCAGGAATGTCTACATCAATGTAAAAACCTGATAGTTGTTGTTTCTTAACTTCATTGCGAGACATGGTAATTGCATGTGTAATTCTTTCTGCTGAAGACATGTCAGGAGCTTCATAAGGAACGATTAAATCTTCAGGTGGAATAAATTTAGAAACAGCTCTTTGTAAAACAAAATCAAAATAAATTTTCTTAAAACAAGAACCTGCTAGTGGTAGATAAAACAACAATTGATCTAACTCAGGATCATAGTCTTTCATTACATTCATAATGTAATAATTCATAAACTCTTGCACTCTTTCAGCTTGAGCTTCAGTTTCTATTGTTCTTTGACCAAGAATTTGTGTCTTAACTGGTCCTTTAGCAGGCAGTAATTCTTTGTAAGCCTGAGCTTGGAACTGGGTTGTTGCCTCTGCAAGGATCGGATGAACCACCCCTGATGATCCTTGAAATGGTTGTGATCGACTTTCATCGAACTTCATTCCTAAATATTTTAATCCATCTGTGTAGGTTTTTTCCCAATCACTTCTTGATTCAAGATCGCCTTTAATAGAATCAATTAAATTAGATGATAGTTTGGATAGTTCGTCTTCGTCAATAAATTCAGCTAAGTTAGCAAAAAAGTCTTCTTCTTCGTTTTCTAAATTTGATAATTCTGCTGCAATTTGTTCATCAAGCAAAACTTCATCGTCTGTAACTAAAATGTTTTCAGAGCTATTGATTGCTTCTGATCTGCTTTGCTCAGGGATAATTTCTACAGAACTGCCTGACTCAATTATGTCAGGGTTATTTTCTGTGCCTAATACTCTTTCAACTGCCATAATAAACCTTAGTGTATCACTCTTTTTTCATTAAGTTTTTGTAATAACTCTTCGCCATGAATCTCTGTCAATTCTCCTTCTATTATCAATCCCTGAAACTCAGCAATAGCTTCTGCTATTTTTTCTTCTCTAGCAAAAATATTAGGTCCTACATATTCAATGCCATCCCAAACAAACGATGTAACAAAAATTTTCATTAATTAATAATACACTGTTCTGTCTTTTCTTAATAATTTTACTTCATCTTGATAATCTTCATGCAACGATAAAAAACCACCTTGTCTAAATCTCATTAGAGCCATGGTTGCACTATCACAATAGTCATCATTATCACCATAAGGGAAACTTGCCATTTCTTCAATAACTTCGTCTGCAAAAGATTCATCAGGTGCCCAAACCATGCTTGATTCAAAGATAGGTGCAACACTGTTCATTCTAGCAACCTTATCTTGACCTCTGCTAGGAGAGTAAGAGGTTACAGGTATGCCCATTCTTCTCAATTCTTGTGCTAAAGGTGTTCCTGATGCTTTGGCTTCAATTAATACGCAATCAGGCTCCCAGTATTTATACTCATCCCAAGCCAAGCGTTTTAGTTCAGGAAAATCTACACGCATCCTTTTTGCATCTAATAAAATAATACAAGGCGTATCATTTTCTTCATTCTCAAAAACTGCCCATGTTGTTATTGCTGAATAATCAGCAGTTTCTTTTTTAGAAAAAGCAGTATCGTAACTTTGTATGACATAGTTATATTCAGGTACTTTTTCTTTTTCCCATCTTTGCCACCAATCTCTTTTAACAATTGAGCCTTCTTCAGCAGTAGGATTCTGCATCCACTGAGCGTTCCATTTAGCTATAGGTAACGATGCTTTTACTCCTAAAAGTTCTTCTTTCTTCCAAAACTCACCCCACAAAGGCTTATCTGTTTCAGGCATGATTGCAGGAAACTCTACTACCTCCCACTGATCGCTGTTCTCATCTCCTTGTTTTTTAAGAACTTTTCCTACCAAATCTTTTGTGCTCCACCTTGTCATTACTATGACAATAGTTCCACCCGGTTGTAATCTCTGTCTAGGTCCTGATGTATACCATTCATAGGCAGAGTCCATAGATTTGGGTGATAGTGCATCTTGTTCACTATGTGGATCATCAATAATCAGTAGATCAGCACCACGACCAGTAATTGCACCACCAACACCTGCTGCGAAGAATTCACCTTCCATGTTACTTGTCCATCTTCCTGCTGATTTGTTGTCTGCTTGTAGGCTCACATTAGGAAAAACAGTCTTAAAATCTTCAGAATCAATTAAATTTCTTACTTTTCGACCAAAACGAACAGCTAATTCTGATGTATGGGTACATTGAATGATCTTTAACGCTCCATTTAAACCCATCATCCATGCAGGAAAGAAAGTAGAGGCAAATTCTGACTTGGAATGTCTTGGTGGAAGGCAAACAATCAATCTTTTTAACTTTCCTTGTGCAATACGATTAAATTTGTCAGCAATAATTTTGTGATGGCGACCTTCAATAAAAGTATCACCCCACATATGCTTTACAAAGCTCATAAAGTCTTTTTGACAAGATTCTTGCTTGCCTAATTGATCGTATTTGTGTAATAACGCAAGAGCTTCAGCTTTGTCTTGAGGAGAAAGAATATCAAAATCTTTTAAATCGCTAGTATTCATAAGAGTCAGGCAAGATAGATAGATAGTGACATTTTTGGTTCTACCTTGCCCTAAGCACTAATGGAGTAATGCCTGAATAAATTATAGACCAATTAAACCTCATACCATTCTTTATTTTGAAACATAAGAGATTCTGCCTCTCTTCTTCGTATCAATCCTTTTTTTACTTCACCATTTGCCTTATTCCAACGCTTTATTTGAGCAGGAACATCATCGTGTTTACCTTCGTTTAATACTCTAAGCATAGTGCTAGAGTTTAGATTGGTTGGTCCTAAATTGTATGTCCATGACACCAAAGCATCAAATTCGTTTTGTTTTAAATCTACTTTGACTGATATATCTACATCATTAGAATATTCTTGTAACTCTTCAACTAACATAGATTCTGCATCTTCTTTTGTTATAGAGTCTCCCTCTTTAACATCTTTAGTATGCCCATAGCCAATAGTCCAAACACCTGCTGAACATTTATATGCTTCTAATTCACAACCTTCAAACTTTTTAATTAAAGCTATGCCTTCTTCTGATATTTTCATACTTAACCTCTATTTTTTATCAATAATAGTAACTTTTCTGTAGTAAACCACAACTTCTTGTAATTCATTAATGTATCTTTTAAGTTCTTGCATGTTGTATGCCATTAATTCGTAATCAGGTACAGACATAGCAAAGAACACAACTTGACCTTCTTGTTTTTCTACTTTTATAAGGAATTCTTTGAGGTTTTTGTCTGAAACCACATACCAATATGGCTCTTTGAGATCAATTTCTCTAGGCATAACAGGTTGAACAATGATTCGTTCAACAGGTTTAGTGATTATATCTACTTGTTGTCTGCTAGGAATCAGACTGCAACTGCAAACCATCATCAAGGCTATCAATACGCTTGCTGTCTGCTTCGATGCCATCAAATACTTGTTTTGTTCCATTATTAACCCTCTTTTCAATTAAACTAGGCTTTGCATTAGCTAACTTGGTAAGATTATGTCGTTTAAAAATGTCTAAGTAACGACTCATTTCTAATTCTATAGCTTTATTTTGTGTTTGCAAATTGTTCAAACTAGATGTTTGTAAAACAAAATCGTTTCTAACTGTTTCTAGTGCTAATTTTTGTTCTTTGTCTCTAAGTTCAAATGCTTGATTTAATTCAGCTAATTTTGAGTTTTCATTCCAAAGAAAAAAAGTAAATAAGCCTAAGACTCCAAGAACACCTAGTAAAATTCTACTCATTTTTTAAATGCTCCATACAGACACGCCATTCGTTTTGATTAATTTCATCAGGGTAGTTTGTGTATAACTTTGACCTACAATGATTAAAGTTAGAATTTTCAGAATTACTAATAACAGGTACAGATGTAAAGCTAGTAAGTAAGACAACCACTAATAAAACACGCATTAGCCATTAAGAGGGTTATCGTCTTTGTTTTCTAGTTTATTTAAGTCTCTTTCTAGGCTTTCTAAGTCAGCTTTAATAGTAGCTATGTCTGTTTTGATTTCTGTTACATCAGGTAGATCAATTCCATCTATTTCTTTTTCTAGGAATTTAACGCTTGTTTCTATAGATGCAAAACGCTCTTCAATGACTTTCATTTCGTTTTCTGTTTCGCCTATGCCACCAATCTTAGCTTCTAAGTTAGCTATGCGATTAACATAACCTGCTCCTGTATAGCCGAAGCCTGCAAGCGTAGATACAATTCCAACAAGTGCAATTATTTGTGTTGTTCTGTTTTGAAACCAATCCATGGCTATCTCCATATATTAGGTTGGTCACTCATCATCTGACTTAAACCTTTTAAATTATCAT